CAGCGTAGTAGTCCCGACCGCAAGACTCTCTGAACCTTCCGGTCCAGAAAGACTTGCTTCTGTTAACTCGAAGACCAAAATCCTCGAGAACGGAAACAACGGTATGCACATGATCTACAGGAACGATAATATCGTCCCCGTAGACGCGCACCGATCCGACAAGGAGTTTTACATCCCGTCGGGTCAACGCACGGTTGAGGTCACGCTGAACGGCAACGAAAACCAAGGTAAGAAAAACCATGGCTTCGATGTCGAAAGTGAGACCTGAACCCATAGACGCAAACTTCGCAAGACGGAGATGATGCTTAATTCCGCTTACGGAGAGTTCAGCCTTCCGTGACCTGCTTGCGTCCACGGCCCCATTCAACCAGGGCCATGAACGGAACAAGTCACGTACGAGCTGATTGGAAACACGATCAGAAGCCTCACTAAGGTCTAGTGTGGCCAGAGTCCCATACAGGGATCCTGTCTTAGCCAAAACCTGATTAGGGGTTTGGTCTAAGGGACTGATAAAGCTAGAGAGGATGTCATCCCTCTCTAGACGATCGCGTATCACGCCTCGGACTGCCTGCTGTGCGTATTGCATAGCGACAGGCTCCTTGGCAATGATACGGGGTGTTTTCAGCGTTTTAGGGACAGTGATAACCCTTACGGGTATCTCTGAACCGGGTTCGAGAACATCAGTCTGGTCCAAAAGGTCGTAGTAACGACCATTTGGAAGAAGCATCTCATCCATACGGAAGAGATGACCCAGACGCGCAGGCCAGGTCTTCTGCTGATACTTCTGGTTTCCCAGAATGTTTTCAGCAGTTGAACCAGGTCCGTGCTTCGGAATGTACTTACCTTCGTAGATATCACTATCTACTTGAGTGAATACATCCCGGAAAAGCAACGATCCAACCTTCGCGAACTCATCTCTCATGAGATGTGTCCGTGTCTGGTCGGACTGCTTGATGTCCTTCTCACACTGGAGAAAACCGAGCATAGCGGATCTTACCCTCGCATCACTGCAAGGGAGATCCATCTTGCCAAACATCAACGTTAGTTGACGGATGGAAAGAATTGAATCTATGCACGGTTCGTCCAGCAACCGTCCGCTGCTGCGGTCGAACACACGATCCAGAAAACCTCCGAGAAATCGGGGGAGCTCTGCTTTTCGCTGGAAACCAGCGAAAAGATGTCGATCGACCTGTCCTTGGTCAAGACTTTTTTGGAAGTCTTTTCCAAATTCAGGTAGGGTTATCGTCAGAAACGACAACCCCTCATGTTCGCACCGCGCTTGGACTCTTTTGGAGTCCAAGGTGGCGCTAGTGCAACATCTGATGGCGCATTCACTGGCCATCACCTTCCAGAGTAGCATTAGGCTTTTCAGAAGCCCTCCTTAAATAGAGGTTAACTTCTCCTTAGCCTAGGCCACAGACATCGAGTTAGTTTGTCCGCTCTGAAAACAGAGTGAACTCTACCTCGATACCACGCTTGATAGTGAGGACAGTAATCCAAAACCCATGGGCTTTGAGATTAAATGTGAAGGCAACCCAAGGGTTGCCCTCACTCTGTCCACGCGGAACAATAGAACCGCGTACTTTCAAGCTAC